ACTTTTTTACTACCATCTTCTTGTTTTTCAGAAATTTGACGATTAAACATTGCATAATATTCTTTAGTAAATTTTACATTAACTACTCCGTCTGTGGTTAATATCACAATAGAAGATTTGGTATTGTTTTTACTAATAATAGTCCCTGCAATTTTATATAATTTAAAAATTGGGATATCCCTTCCGCCGCGTTTAAAGAAATAATCTACTTCAGGTTCATAATTTAAATTAAAGAAATTTACAATTCCATATTTATGATTATTAATATTTTTTAATTCATGTTCATGATAATAAAAACATAGACTTTCCATTTCCCAGGCGGAAATATTCCCTATTGCATATTTATTCCAATATTCTTCAAATAAAATATTATTATATTGATTAAGAAGTTCTGTTTGATTTTCTTTTAACCATTCTCTTGCGGAATCCATTATTTTCTTATACATTTTATCCCATGTTTTTTGTTGAATACATGGAGTGCCTTGAATAATTTCTAAACCTTCATTATCATAAAGTTCTTCATAAAAATTTAAATCATCTATAGACATATAATAATATTCTTTATATTTTTTCTTTTTTAAATATTTATTAAATGCAAATGTTTTTTGTTCATAAATTAAAGAATTTGGAACAATCTTTTTTTGCATAAGACCATTAAAATTTTGAAGAGTTAATCTATTTTTAGGCTCACTAATTAAAGAAATATAATATGCCATAATCGCATAACGAGGTTGTTTACATAATTTAGATGCCCAATTATTATCTATTTTATCAAATGCTCCAGATTTAATTAATGAAATCATTTGAGTTTTATTTAATGGACATTTTTTCATAAAATCAATAATTCCAGTATATGGGCGGTTGTTAATAATTTGATTAATGACTGGCCCACCAATTTTATTAACACCCTTTAATCCAAACAAAATTTCATTATTTTCTTCATCTGGTTCAAAACTAAAACCAGATTTATTAATATCAATCAAAGATACTTTAATACCTTTTGAAGTTATATCTCCAATAGCATTTGCTAATTTAGTATAATCAGTTGTTTTTTCTATTTTCTTTTTCCCACTTCTATCAGGTAAGTCTTCATAAGTATATGTTTCAAAATCTTCTTTTTCATATATGTTTACTATTTCTACATTTTCTTGTTCTTCAAGAGAACCGCTATTAACAATTAGACACGCTGTATTCCAATAAATAGGATTCCAATGAGTTGCAATATATAGAGTTTGAACTCCTATAAAAGAATAAGCAAGAGCATGAATAGTTGAAAAACTATATCCCATTTGTGGGCCAACGCCACGTTCCCATATATATTTTCCTAATAATGGACTGGCAGCTGTGTCTAAAATCTTTTGATGAAGTTCTGGGATTTTTGCCATTTGTTTTTTACCAACAATTTTTCGTGCAGTATTTGCTTCTTTTAAAGAAAAATTGCATATATTTTCATCCATTAACATTCTCATCAATTGCTCTTGAGAAGGCGGAACTCCATAAGATGGTTTAAAATATGGCTCTAAAGTTTTTTGTTCTTCTTCTGTTAATCCAGCTCTTGACATTTCAGAATACCAAAGGTCAATATTATTTTTATATCGAATATATTTCTCCATTGGTGTCTCTTGTCCTTTTTCCGATGTCATTAATCTCATTAGTCCATTTGCATCGCTCATCTCAAGAATATTTGTTGGTTTAATTTTTTTAGCAGCTTGAGAACCGACTGCTGAATCAAACTGAAAAACATTTAAAACACTATTTTCTCTTAATGCCTTCCATATGTTTTCATCATCTAATGGTAATACTTCTGGATGAAAATATTTATTATAAACCTCTCTTAATGATAAATTATTATCAATTTTATTATATTTTTGTAAAAGTTTAATAGTTTCTACTAATTTATCTTGTACTTCTGTTACAAGAAAATCATATTTTGTCATACCACAGGCTTCACATTTATGAAGATCCCATTGAGTTATAATTTCTCCTTTTGGAGTTTTCATAAAACATCCAAATTCATAAGGATCTTCATCAAATAAAATAACCCCACTTGCATGACTAGACCTTTTATTAATTAGTCCTTCAATTGCGAGAGCAATGTCTAATAATCTAGGGTATTTATTAATTTCATTGATAAAAGCTGTAATTGGTTTTCTGCCTTTATTTTTATTACCATACACAACATCTTTAAGCGGCCATAAAAATCCTCTTTCACTGGGAATTAAAGATGATAAAAATTGTGCGGTATCTACATCAATTCCATCAGGAAAGTCTTCTGAACGATAACCACGGCAAGCCGTAAGCACAGCACTTTTAGTTCCTTCTGTTCCAAAAGTTGCAATTAATGTACAACCGAGATTCTTTTTACTTAAATTATCAATATCATCATTAAAATTCTGCCCTCTTTCTTCTTTTATTTTTTGAAGAATTAATGGACGTTTAGATGGACATAAGTCTAAGTCAATATCCATTTTATGATGGACTATATCTTTCACGATAAATTACTGAGAGTAATTACTTCATTTATCGCTAGATTGCGCTACGGAATAGTGCTTATCTCTATTCCTTTATATTAGTCTCTACACTTTCTTTTTTCCAATAATATCCTTTGTATGGTTTATTCATTTTCATTCTTTTAGAAATTCCTGAATAATCAGTTGGTTTTGTTCCAACAAAAATTAATGCTTCTTGAATAGTATCAAAATGTTTAATTAAAATTTGACATTTTTCATCTTTATAAGCAGATATACCTTTAGCATTTCCATTTTCTTTTCCTAGTTTTTTTCCTTTTTTAGCTTCACTCATTTTTTGTTTAGATTCTTCAGAATGATGTTTACCATACATTCCATTTTTTTCTCCAAGTGTAGCTTTAGACATTGCTTGCTTATATTCTGCTGTTTGCATGTAATCAGTATTTCTATTTTTTCTAATTTTTTCCTTAGTCTCTTCTGTTAAATGAACTCCATATCTTGGATTATTGATTCCAGTAGATCTTTCTTTAGCTTTTTGTCTTATTTCTTCTTGTTGCTCTACTGGTAACAAATGAAATATATCTCCGCCATCCCCACCTTCAGAGATATTATAGAACGTTCTATCTTCTACAGCATTGAAAGCTTTTATAAATTCTTTTTCTTTTTCATTATTTTCTTGAGCATTTTTTGAAATGTATAGAATTTCTCTTTGAAAATTCTCTTTTCCATATTTATTTATTGCTCTTTGAAGAATTTTTCCACTTCCAAGATAGCTGTCGTTTAATTCTCCATAATGTTTACCAATATATTTTTCATTTGTTATAAGGTTTTTTGTTAAATAAATAAAATGTATCATATCAAAATCTCCTTTTATTTTCTTCTATAATATATAAAAATTGACCTTGATAAATTATTTAACTTTGACCTTGATTTTTAGAAAAAAGTTTAGCACGGTATTATATGCCTAACCTTTTCAGGTCGCTTACTCTCTTAGTCAGTTGATTCGTATATGTATTTACATATCTTATTTCACTGATACCGTTAGCCGTAATATACGACACCCTTTAGCAAGGTTCACAATCTTTTTTTACAACTCGGCAATATCAACAGTAGACTACCGAGTTCGACTCTCTCCTTATTTAAATATCTCCAGAATGGAAGATCCCATTTAATTGGATCTAGCTGAGTAATACCAAGCAAATAATGATTTAAGCCTGAACAAGATGAACCTCTGCCCGCGCCAACTGTGCTGCCGCACTCCCAAAATAAGTCAACATAATGCTGAAGAGTTATTGGATAACTAAACATATTAGTTTCAAGTTTTTCACTAATTGTTTTTTTAATATCAGCTTCTTCCTCAAGTCTTGACATATATGTTTGATATTTTTCATCATCAAACATAAAATCATAATCATCAGATTGATCGCATATATCTAAAATTTTATCTACACATTGATTTACCCAATATCTTTCATAAATATCGTCAGATTTAAACATTGAATCAAGAGTTGGGTAATTTTGAATTTCATCTTCTGTCCAGATTTTTTTAGGATAATCAATTACTTTTACTTTTGGAATAGTTTGCTTATGTGCAATACTATAATTTTCAATTTTATTATAAATCTCATATGAATTATTTACTAATTCATTATAATCCAATTCAGATGGGATGATATTTTCTTTTATATCATTTTCATCTTGAAGATAAGCATATTCATAAAATGCATCAACTTCACGTTCTCCACCCTTTGAATTTAAATAAGCCTTATGAACATATCTATCTTCTCTTGAAAGATAATGTGCATCTGAACCAAGTACCATTTTACATTTAAATGCGGCGGCCACTGCTTTAAGGCGTTTGTTTACCGCAACTTGTTCTTTAGATTGACCTGGAGCACATTCAATATAAAAGTCTTCTCCAAAAAGTTTTTTACACCATAAAATAAATTTTACAATATCATTATGAGCTTCTGCAATACCTAAAGTATCTTCATGTTTTTCAGCTTTTATTAAATTTAAAACTTGTGAAGAAACTTCTCCGCCAATACATGCGGTTGTTGCTATTAAACTATTTGGATATTTACTTACAATTTCTTCGAGTTCATTATAAGTTGTTGGAACTCTTTCAAGGCCTCTATCCCAATAACTATTCATCCATGCTCTTGAAGATAATTCTCTTAACGCTCTAAAACCAGTTTTATTTTTTGCAATTAAAATAAAGTGATAATATTTTTGTCCCATTTCACGATTTGGTGTTAAATATATTTCATTTCCTATTGCAACTTTAAAATCTGGATGTTCTTTTAAAATATCTTGAGCATAAAAATTTGCTTGCGGCGCTCCACTTAAACATTCATGATCTGTGATTGCTATACCGCTTAAACCAATTTCTATTGCTCTATTAATGAGTGCTGGAATTTTGTTAATACAATCCAGTAATCGTATGTTCGAGAACTCGCTATGTGAATGAACCTCAAACCTCTTTACCATCACTCTACCTCTTTCATAATTATTATATATTTATATTATATAATAAAAAATAAAAAAAGTCAAGTGAGAATTATTCTCACTTGACTATAAAAAAACTAAAAATAAATATATAATTAAGCTACAGTGTCCATTGGAGTACCCTCCATAAAATCATAAGTTAACGGGTTACGAAAATTATTTAGCCCATTGGACTGTACCTCTCTTTCATCATATTTATTTCTTACAATTATATTATACAAAAAATTTTTTTATTTGTCAAATTTATCTTACCAATACTAATTTTTCACTTGCTCGAGTACAACAAGTATATAACCATCGTGCGTGTTCTTCTTTATCAAAAGGAAATTGTTCTTCTAATACTACTACATTAGGCCACTCTGATCCTTGTGCCTTATGTCCAGTTACAGCGTATGCGAAAGCAAATTCTTTGGGAACTATTTCTCCATATTTTTGTCTAAGTCTACCTAATCTATAGGATAATTTCCAATCGCAACATTTCTTTCCAGTTAAAAACATATTATAGTCCATTTCTACCATTGAGTAAATATCATTTGTTTCTGGAATAATTAAATTTCCTGTCAATACATCAAATTTTTTAATATTAGATTTTATAAAAGGCGGGATATTTCTCCATGTTTTAAAGCTGTTTTCAAGAATCCCAATAGTACCATTAATTAATGCATCACCTTGTTCGCTATAATCATCCCAATAATTTCTGAGACAAATTATTTTATCACCATCTTGCGGCGCACCTTCTTTTCCATATAGGGTTCTCATTTGATTATTTATAGCTTGGCGTTTTGCATTAGTTGCAGTTAAAATTTGGTCGCCCCATTGTAAGATACCTGTATTTAAATCTTTATATGGAATTACTTTTACTTCTTCTCCATCAAAATAATTAAGAGGTTCTTGATTTCTGATTTTCATTGTTAAACGAATAATCTCAGATTCTTGGGCCTGCCTCATTATTTCATCAAGAAAAATATGAGGATGATTTAATAATTTGTTATCCTCATTTTTATCAATTGGTGGAAGTTGGAAAGGATCTCCCAAACAAATAACATGAACTCCTGGATGGCAAAATAATAAATCTATTAAACTTTTTGGAGCCATGGAAACTTCATCTACTATTACAACTTTGTAACCAATTGATAATTTTGGCTTCCTAAAGAAGCCCCCGCTAGGTTTTGGAATATGTTCGTATAATAATTTATGTAATGTACAAACATTTTTATTTCCTTTTTTGCGGAGGACTTCTGCAGCTTTACCTGTAAAGGCACAATAACAAACATCTTTTTCTTCAACATCAAGAGCCTCTATAATAAAACGAACTAGAGTTGATTTCCCACTGCCCGCATATCCACTAATTACTGTAAATTTTTTTCCAGAGTCATATCTATCTATTGCTATTAATAATCCTTCCGCTTGTTTTTTTGTCAATTGCATAAAATTTTTCCTTACGCTGTTTGCTGTTGTTTTTTCTTTTCTAAAATTTTCTGTTCTAAAATTTCATTTTCTAATTTTCGCATTAAGGAATCAAATTGAGAAATAGGTAATTTTTTAGACTTATTTTTCTCTATTCTTTTTTGCTTTTCTCTATTATATTCTAAAGAATCTTTTTTAAAAGGAATTGCACAATACTTATAAGTTTTATTTTCTTCTTTTCTTTTCTTAAATTTTGCAATTAATTTTTCGTGCTTTTTTGCTTTCTTTTCTTTATTAATTGCTCTTCTATTTTCATGTTTATATCTTTCACATCTTGCTTTATTGTTTTTATTTCCTACTTTTGCCATATATCATTACCTCTTTAAAAATAATATTTTGAAGAATCAACTATTTCATAATCTTGTAACATAAGTTGTGGATAAGTTCGTCCATTCCATTCATTAGCATTACATTTGCAGATTGCATTTACTTCTAAGTATCCTGTTGTTGTAAAATTCATTATTTCTTCTTCTGTTCCATTAAATTTAATTATAGAAAGTCCATTTGGAAGATTAAATTTTAAAGTATTACTTTTCATAATTTGAAAATTAGAATCAGTAATTCTAAAATTAATATTAATATAAGCTCTTTCTATATCTTGTCCCCAAAAATCATTCATATTTGCAATGTCTAAAATAGTTTCATTATTATTATCCATTTCTTTAAAATCATAATCAACTTTATAAATGGATTCTGTAGAAACATCTTCTAAAAGCATATCAATGTAATTTAAAAAAGTATTTACTTGATTGGCTTTTATGCCTAATCCCGCAGCATTATCATGACCTTGTACAAATAACACTTGAGGACATTGTTCTAAAACTTCTTTAAAACTATCTATACCAGTTCTAGTGTATCCTCGCATAGATCCCTCATAACTATCATGCTATGTTCTTGTTAATAAACAACAAGGTCTTTGATATTTAGCCATAAATTTATTTGCTATTAAACCGCGAATTTCTAAATCTATTTGTCCAGGTTCTAATAAAAATAACAAAATTTTATGTTCTAACATATTGTTTTCCACAATCATCTTTTCAAGCATATTTAATCCAGCTTCTTCTGCTCTTGTCTGTCTATTTTTAACATTTGTAACCGTTCTAATTGCTTGTAAAATTAATTTTTCTTTTTCTCCTAGTTTATGACCTCTTTTATTTGAAAGAATTTCTTCAAAAGCTTTATGATTTAACATAGCATTAAAAAGTAATTCTTTTTCTTTTATTGTTCCACTTCTTGTAATAGCATTAACAAAAGGAACAATGAAAAAGGCGGCTCCAATTGAAGTGCAGGCTGTTTCTGAATCAGAAGATACATAATCCGCTTTTGATAATGGAAAAGAGTTTTTATCAAGCATATAATCAATAAAAGGATTTTTAATATTTTTTTTCTTAAATCCTTTTGTAATTAAATAGCGGGTTTCAAATGATTTTAAAGACATCATGTCTCCACAATTACCTAAAGCAACCAAATCTAAAAAATCATCTGCAAAATTTATATTTAATTGAGAGTCAATATAACGACAAAATTGCCAAACGACACCAACGCCAGACAATTCTTTATTTGGATATTCAGATAATTGATTATTAATTGTAACAGCATTTTCACTGATGTGATCTGCCAAGTGATGGTCTAATATTAAAACTGAAATTCCTCTATTATTTAAGTATCTATGATATTCGTAATCATTACTGCTTGAATCAGGACAAATTACTAAAGAATATTCTTTTTTTGTTATAATATTGCCTTCTGCGATTTGTTGGTAACAATCTGCTAAACCATGTTGTTTACTATCATGCATTATCCAATCTAAATGATCTATTACCCAGGTAGGGAATAATTTATATAAATAATTAATTAAAAGTGCGGCAGATGTATATCCATCACAGTCACAATCAATAATAATAACAGCGTTTGAGTTATTTTTAATTGTATTTATGATTAATATTAATCCATGTTTTAAATTATATTCTCCTAATAATGAAGGAGAATTAATATCATTATCTGATAAATTTAAATAATGTGCAATTTTATCTTCATCAATTCCTCTATTATATAATATTTGCTAAATAGTCGAAAAATTATTATTTGGTTTATTTATTAATTGATATTTCATTTTTTCTCCTTTTAATATTTCTATTTATATTATAATAAAAAAAGAAAGAGTTGTCAAGTCAACTTTTTCTAATACATTCGTCAAAGGCTTTAAAATTATCAGAATTTAATCCTCCAGGAACGGCATATACAATATTTTTAATTTCACTTTCTCTAAAAATAAAATCAAATAATCTTGCAACAGTTCTTGGATTTTGTCCGAATACTCCACACCCCCAGGCTCCAAGAATAAGAACATCAACTGCTTCAAGTTCTACAATATCTTTAATAAACTGAATGCGTTGAGCTAATATAAGAGTATTTTCAACTTGAGAAACATTCCATTTTTGGGCGGCGGTCCAGTTTGGAGAGGCACAAGTAATTACATCTGCTTTAACTATATGATCTCCTTTGTTAAAAATTACATTTGGAGAATATAAAGCTCTATCAGTATAAAGATTTTTATTTGGTTTAGAATTATTTTCTTTATAATATGATGTGAAGTTTCTTAAAATATTGTAAAGATTAGATTCATGACATAAACATTCTTCTTGAGCATTACTGCCATCAATAAATTTCCCACCAGGATTTCTATATGATGCAAAGTTGAGAGCAGCAACTTTTACTTCTTTATTGTCTTCTCCTAAGACTTCTCGAACATGAAAAATAGCATCAACAGTATCTATGTCAAGTAATTGTGAATATGGGGCTGGATTAAAACCATTTTCAGTCCAGTCGTTTTTATTTAATGGACCAGTATAAATATTTGTATTAGCGATGGCCGCCGCAGTTTCATTAGCAAAATTCTCATCCATATATTTAATTTGTTTTTGTGCTTTTATTTTATTATCTTCTTTATATCTCCACTGATTTGCGTTCATTATTATTTAACCTCTTTTATTTGGATCTTTTTCTGATGTAATACCAATATATTTTTTATTATTAATTTTATTAATATGAATATAAACCTGCCACTTATTTTCCATCAGCATCTAACCTTTCTTGTAATAATTGTAAAAATATTTCTTTCCCTTTGTCAATCGGAGCATCTTTGTAATTCAATAAGTCTTTAGTATCAAATATAAAGCTAATATTACAAAAATTTCTATATTTTTGAGAAATTTTTTTTAATTTATTAATCCATATTTGATATTCTTCATCTCCTATTTTTTGATATTGTCGATCAAAAGCGATTATAATTTCTTTTACTCCTAAATTATAAAGTAATAAAAATTGATAATTTAATAAATTACTACCACAAACCGCACCTGTAATATCGTTTTCAGCACCAAAATAACTTGCATATTTTAAGCAACTTTTTTCTGATTCAAAAATAATTACTTTTTGAAGTTTTTTTATATTCTCTTTTGAATTATTTAAATTATAAATATTAAAAGACAAAGGATGATTGTACATTTTACCATTTATATAAGCTGGACGATATTTACCATATATTTCATTTTCTTTAATTAAAGTTCTTTCTCTAATTCCAATTAAATTTCCATCTATATCATAATGAGGAATGACAATTCCTTCATTCATAGGATCATAACAAATCCCCCTTGATTCCATAATATCAAATGTAATTTCTTCCGCTTCCCAAGGAATAATGTGCGGATGAGGCAAATATTTTAATACTTTATTATCATAAGTTTTTAATTCTACAATTTGCGGCTGATTTTTTTCTTTATTTCTTTTAAAGTTATTAATAATTTGCCAATCTTCATTTGCTTCTTGATTATCTTCAAAATTAAATGTTTCTGCTGTATATCCAAAATATCGAGCTACAAACGCGACAGCACGAGGTAAAGAAAAGTCTTGAATACCAGTAGTCTTATTAACTCTTAATATTAAGTCATATATATCAAATGAAGCATCGCCGCATCCTGTATAACAATGAAATAATCGAGTGTTTTTATAGTAATATAATTTATGACTATCACCACCATGACAAATTGTGCGGGCGGTGAATAATCCATTTCCCATTACAGGTTCTCCGCCCAATTCACTTACAAGATCAAATACTTCTTCTATTGTTAAATTTTCTTTAAGAGTATCTTTATTATATTTAAAAGACATCTTTTTACCACCATTTCCAATTATCATAAAAAGTTGCCATTATAAGATATAAAACAAAATAAATTACTAAAATTTTAATTATCATTTTTCTTATACTAATATTTTATTATATATTTTTATATTTTTCAATATAGGCTTGTAAACAACCATCTTTTGGTAATATTACAACAGTTTTATTAACTGAAGATTTTGTTATAATA